AGCATCATTTAAGTATTTCCAGTCAGACTTGTAAAAGTCATATCCGATACGGAAACCAGAGAACCCAAGGTTCAAGGCCATATCTTCGTCGTTGTCAAACAATCCGTAAGAAGCAGTTGATGCTCCAGAATTGTTTTGTGCAGCTAATACTTTGTCTACGTCAAAAGATGTAGCTCTATTCACGAACATAACGTTCTCTTGAATAGCTCCTTCTTTATCAAGAACCTTAGCGATATCTTCTAAATCTTCTCTGTCTGAGATAGTTCCAGTTGATACGTTTCCGCCATTTTCTACTTCGTAGAAAAGACCTTTTGTACCTTTGTAACCAGCTGTTGCAGCTCCAGAACCAGACGCAGCAGGCTCACCTTCAATCATTGAAGTTTCAAGGTAATCCTCAAATCTTAGTCTAGTTTCACTTTCTGATTTTAAATACCATAAGTATCCAGAAGCTCCGCCTTCAGTAGTTACTTCAACCCATCCAACATGTGCCATTTCAGAACCTGATACCTCATACTTATCTTTGATGATAATTGGGTTGTTCTCTTTAGCTTCAAAATCAGCTTCTAAAGAACCATCCATTCCACTAGTTCCTTTTTTAAATTCAGAACCAAATACAAAGATAGTTACAGCATCATTGTCATCAAAAGGACCATTTCCATCAGTACCAGCCTGGTTTACTAAGTCTAAAGATGCATATGTTTTTACTGTAATACTGTCAGCAGCTACAGCTGTAATTAAAGCTTTAGCTTGACTTCCAGTTTTAGAGATGATAATTGTTTGGTTTACACGAAGACTGTGAGCAGTTAATCCGTCGATGTCGCCAGCGCCGTTAATAGTACCAGAGTCTTGTATGTGTAATCTTCCTTGCTCGCTCCATTTGATTAAATCAGAAGAAGAAGGAATTTCAGCACCTACCATACGCAAGAAAGAAGCTACAGAACGATTTCCGTAACGCTCAAACTCTTGCTCATATAAGTCTGGCAAGTATTGCTGTGCAAATGTGTAATCTGCATTAGAAAGGTAGTTGCTGTTTTGCAAAGCCTTTCCTGGTGCAGGAGTTAAGGAAGTGCTGCCACTGATTTGAGCGCCTGCGCTTCCTTGGAAATTAATTGATTGTGCCATTTTGTTTTTTTTTAGCGTTTATTATTTTTTTCTAATTTTCAGTCCAGAACCAAAATTACCAGAATCCTGTAAGACTCTAAATTTAGTTCCAGGTTTTGACGAATCAACATTAGAACGCACATTCATATCAATATTTTTACCATCTTTAACTACTTCATTTACCGCATCAGATTTACCTTGTTCATAAAAGAACTTAGCATATGCCTCTGGGTTCATAGCCATATTCAAAGCTGTATGATACTTCTTAGCGTCCTTTATATAGCCGTTATCATCTAAAAACTTATTAATAAAGTTGGTTAAATCTGATTGATTTTTAGCAACTTTATTTAAATCTTTAGGCTTATAACTAAATGTTTTTTCTCCAATATTAAATTCAAAACCTTCGAACTTATCAGAAAAAACTTCAGACGTTTTCTTTTGAAAGACTTCTCTTTGTTTAAGTTGCGTCTCTTGCTCTTTTTGCGTATCGTCGTTGTATTTATTATAAAACTCAACAGCTTCTTTTACATTTTCAGGTAAATCCTCCAAACTTGACTCAAGCGGGGCTTTGTATTTTTCCTGCGTTTGCTTAAAAAACTCTTTTGCTTTATAAAGCTCTTGTTTTCGCTCAAGATTTTTTCTTTTAATATCTTTTTGCGTATCTATTCCTTCTTCAACGGCAAACTTTTCTTCTATAAGATAAGCTATATCAGTGTCGTCTAATTCTGGATTAGATTGCTTATAATATTCTCTAAGTATAGTCGACTCCTCATATTCAGAGAAATCTTCATTTGCTTTTACAAAATCCTTCAACCCTCTTTTGGTTTCTGATTTATATTGCAAATACTTCTCTACCTCTTCAGGTAAATCTTGAGCTTTTTTTTCTTTATTTGAAAGAACGTTATCTAATTCCTCAATCCCTAAACTATATTTATTAGTTAAGAATTCAGCAATTACATCTTCTTTTGAGATAGAAACCTCTGGTTGCTCTTCAACTTCTTCAACTACTTCAGCTTCTTTCCCTGAAACCTCGTCTGCCTTTTCTTCTATAGCATCATTGGATTCAATATCTTTATTTTCTTCAACAACCTCTTCCTGAGTATTGTCTTTTTCTTCTTTTACCTCTTCTGTTTTTTCAACAGGTGGTTTTGATAAGTCGACTTTGTAATCAACTTCTTGATTTTCTTGATTCATAATTAATTAAATTTAAATTTATAATGCAAAATTAAGTAAAAAACCTATACATTTTATTGACCACCTTGCCCCAGCATACTCATGATTTGTTCAGGAGAAGGCGCTGCTTGTTCTTGAGGCATTTCTTGTTGACTCATAATAGAAGCTTGTTGCTCTTGGCGAACTGGAAAAGGAGGTTGAGGTGCTATACCGCTTATTTGTGGCATATTCCCACCTAATGATTGTAGGTTTGAAACCATATTTTTATTTTCTTTTTCTTCAAAATCCGTAGCAGGAAGATTTTCTTTTCTTTGTTTTATCATCCTACTTTGTTGAGTGGCTTGTTTTTCGGTTCTTTTGTCTTTTCTATCTTCTTTGAATTCTTCTCTATTTTTTATGACATCCGATTCAAGCCTCTTTAATTCCATATCGAACCCATGCTTTATTTTTAAAAGCTCTGCTTCAACTTGAAGTTTAGCCTGCATTTTTTGTAAATCTAACTCAGCCTTCATTTGGGCCATTTGTTGTTCAGATTGAAGTTTAAATTGTTCTTCTTGCATTCTAGCTTGAGAAGCTGCTTGTGCAGATTTTGCATTTGCTTGAGATTGTATTTCTGCTACTTTTTGTTGCTTATCTAAATCTGCAGTTTCTTTTTTGATTTTTCTTAGTTTCAAAAGAGAGTTTGCTAATGTCAAGTCCTTAATAGTTCTAATATCAATAGCATCTTCAAGACCTATTAATCCAGCTGAAATAGATTGCTGTATGTTTTGTTCAAGTTGTTGCTTTTCTTCTTCATCTGGCTCTATTTCTATATAAATACCAAAATCGTGTAAATGTAGCATCTGAATATCTGCAATAATTTCAAAATTATTCTTACCAATCATTTTCGCAAAATCATCAGAAAAATCAGAATATTGAAGTATGTCTGATATTCTATAAGACATAGCTTCTGCAAGTCTTTTTGTAATTTGTATTCCAGATAAAACAACATGTCTTGTGGCTGTATTACTGTTTAAAGCAGCCATTTTTTGAATACCAACTAAAGCTCTTGAGTCTGGACTACTTCCATCTCTTGCTTCATTTATACCAGTAACGGCTCTTATCATGTTTAATTGGTAATTATACATATTAATAAGACTTGCTATTTTAGCATTTGAGCCACTACTTGTAAGTTCTTGTATTGGAACTCTTGCATTATTAAAATCTCCATCCTCAGTATAACTTCTACCTATAACACTACCTGTCTGAAAGTACATTGATAGCGCTTCCGATGGGTTATAAGAAGCTCCATTTCCTAAATCAACACTATTTAAACCATCGGCATCTATAAAAACCCCGTCTGGTATCATTTTAGCAACTACTTGTTGTAGTTTTAAATGCGTTAATTGTATTTGGTCGGCAAAAGGTATCATTCTTTTAACTAGAGAATCAATATTTCCTTTTGATAGCTTTATAGCTGACACGATGTATGGGGGAATTGTTCTTTGAAATGCAGACTTAGGTCTAACCATATTGTTCATTACATTCCACTTAAGCAGAGTATTTGTACCTAAAACTAAAACTCCCTCATACCAAACATCGATTCTTCTAGAAACTTTTTTAAATCTTTCTTGTTGTTCTTCTGATGGGTTAAACTGAGAGTCTTTTTTTATTGCTTTTTGACCACCGTTATCGTTGTCTTTTATTTTGTAAGTAACTTCTTTGTCTGTTTTGTAACAAAAATAAAGCAAAGAAACATTTGACTTGTCTAAGCCGCTTTGTGTTGTTAGGTTTTGAGTACTTCTGTATCCGTTAAACCTACTTGCCATTTTAGATATTTCTTCAATTTCTTCTTGTGTAAGTCCAGGATTAATTTTTTTTATTTCAGTAACATGTACTGATTTTACTTCACCATAATAATAACAATTATTGAAGTTAGGGTCATCTGTAGGAGAGTAGACAAAATTAACTGGGTCTACATACTCCACTCTGACTCCGTTGTGTACATCAAAACAATGCTTTACAGCCGATATACCTAAAACAACATTATCCTCATCAATTCTTCTTTTTATTTCATCATAGTTGTTGAGTTCAAATACAGATTTTATAGCAGCTTCTTCTGCAACCTCAACACCTTGTTTGTATTTTAGTTGCATATATAAATCCAACTCCTCAGAATTTTCTGGTAGTTGTTCTTCTGGATAATTGAAAGCATCAACACCAGTTGTATCCTTGATTTCTTTAAGTATTGGTCTAGCAACCATGTCAGCTATAACATCTTGCTTAAAAGTTTCTCTTTCCATAGAGGAAATTGAGTCTATAGCTTCTACTTTTACATCAAGCAACCTATTTGATATGCCGTTTACAACAACATCAACAAACTTAGGTATGATAGGTACAGGAGTCCAATCTAAATTAAGATAAGACAAGTCACCATTTATAGCTAATTCATTTTTATACTTTTCTACTGGTTGCTCTCCTCTTGCGTAAAGTCTTCTTTTTAGGTATTCAGAGCGTAGTTCTCCATATCTGCTTCCACCATAATCTCTGGAAAACCATTCTGACTCAATAGCTTGACCAACTCTCAACCCATACTCGTATGAATCTTTTTCTTGGTCTGGAGCAAATTGATTAGGGAAACCGCCACCTGAACTGAATTTCGGCTTATTTATCATATTTATTTAATAATTTCACTAACAAAACCTTTGTTACTGTATTTCGCAAAGTTAAGATTTATTTGATTACGTTTTTCTTCACCTTTATTTTTAGTTGATTGATTTGCCATTATAGCAAAGCCTGAGCTCACCGTTGCATCAAACCTAGTTCTATTAGTGATATCGTAGTTAGCCCAATCCAACAAAGTTCTGTTAAAAAACATATTACCACAACTTCCAAAGTCAGCGCTTGCTTCATCTTTTAAAACTCCAACATGTGATTCTATGTAACTTTCAATGTTCTCTGCATGAACAGAAATCACAGCGCTTGATGAAGGTATCCCGCCAAGTTCTTTTTCTGATTTTGACAAAATATTTCTATGTTTATCTGGTCTATTTATTGAGAAAGCCCTATAGCCTCTTTCTTTTAAATAATACAAAATTCTTGGCTTGTTGTTTTCCAAAAGGATTGGCATGCCATAAAAATGCAAAGCCATAAGAACGTCTTCATAAAATATTTCAGCTGTTTGAGGTCTTGAAATATATTCTAAAAAAAACATGTTTGTAGGAGCGTCTTCCATATGAAACTTAGTCATTCCATGAACAGAGCCTTTTGAACCACCACCACCTACAACACCTGATATATCATAAGAGTCACCACCAAATGAACCTATATGTTTGTTGCCTGGATATTTTTTTCCGTTTTTCTCTATAACATTATTTATTAAATCTTTAGAGGGAATCCAAGATAAAAAGAATCTACCTTTGTTTTCAGGTGAAAAAATAACTTCACTATCTCTCACTCCTGCTTTCCAATGAAAATTACCTCTTGTGACTGTTGATTTTATAGCAAATGAGTCGTTATAATCTATTTGTTCATATATTCTAGTGAGATTGAATAATGTATTTTTAGACTCATCCCTAAATGCATGAGATTCTGTTCTTGGGAATTGTCTATAAAATTCATTCAAGGCATCTGGGTCCTGCTTTAAACT